CACCGCCAGGTTGGTCTGCGCTGATCATGTCAAACTGCACGCCGCGCGGCTCGATGGCCATGGCATAGCCACCTACTGATTGGTCTGCCATGATCTTGGCGTGCATACTCTCGGCAATCGGATCAGCAGTTTGATCTGGAATGGCGCCACGCACGATGATCGCCACACGCACCGTCAGCGTCCAGTCAGTCTTGCAATGGCTGTTGCTGATCACCGCCTGGTCTGAGATCGGCTCCACCACAATGGCCGGCGACTCGCCGCGCGTGATCGGCTCCACCCTGCTGCGGTAGATGCGCGTGCTGACGCCTGTCGTACCAGCCAGTGATGAGGCAATGGCGGCCAAGATGCTCTCGCGGCGTGTTGTCATGGCTCAGGCGCTGGCGACTTGGGTGACTGTGCAGATGATGCCCGGAATCGCCGGATGCGTGGCATTGCCAGCTTCGGCGTGGATGTAAGCATCAACATCACTCGCCGCCCACATCAGTTCAATGTAATCAGCTGCGGCCAGCTTCAGCACATAGTTCACCGTGCCGATGATGTTGCCATCAGTGCTGCCATGCCGCGCGATGATACTGAAGCGGCTATCTGAATCTGCTACATCACCGCTGCTGCCGCTGCCATTCTTGCGCAGCCATACGTTGATGTCATGGATGCTGTTATCGCTATTGCTGAATTGGATAGAGAATGTAATGCTGTAGACACCAGGATGCAGCACTGTGATGCGACTGCCTGATGCAACTGCAACGCCATAGTTGCTCAAGTCACCAGCGCGCAACAGTATCGCAGTTGGCGTGTTGATCGTCGCCACATATTGCGAGGTGGAATCCCAGAAGCTGCCCCAGTAGCCAGGGCAACCGTGATACTGCAATTGGCTCCATCGCTGTGCGCCGTTGCCGATCTTGATATTGCCCGTGTCCGATTCGCGGCCGAACTCACCGGCAAGCAGGATTGGATTCCCTGCCGTCCATGCCGCGCGAGTATTGCTGCGAATCGGTGCGCTCATGTCTTCTGCAGCCCTAGCTGTACCATTGCACCATCATCAATGTACTGCGTCTCGCGCACCGTATAGGCAGTGCCAGCCACAGTGATCGCATCACCGTACTTCAAGCTGCCAAAGCTGGATGCGCGCGCGGTCAACGTGTAGTCAGTGCTCAGGATTGCGTCGCTTAGCAGCACCTGAGATGGCATGTCAAGAATGCCCAGCGCAGTCACAGCTCCGGCAGTGCATGTCACGCCGAAGTCATCAAGGAACGCATCCAGGTTCTCGGTGATAGCCATCAGAATGCCAGCGGGTCAACGTATAGCTCAAGCCACGGCAGGTAGAACGCATCATCTGTTGCGCCCGTTGCTGATGCCGCCGTAATGCTGGAGCGGATCGATAGGCGAATGCTCTGCCGCAATCCAGTGCGTAAGTTCATGCTGCCCCCACCAGGCCGGTGACGCTAGGTGTGCCGCCGCTCAGGCTGACAAGCCGCAGCCTTATGTACTTCACCGGGCAGCCGCTCAGCGCATAGCCATATGTGCCATTGGCTGTGATCGTGGTATCAGTACCGGCTTGATCAAGATTGAAGTAGCTGCTGCCATCAAGGCTGCCTTCAAATCGGATCACCACATTGGTGCCGATGTTGCTGACAGTGATCTGAAATGTCATGCTGACGCCGCCGCATTGCACTGCACTGCCAGTGCCTGCGCTGGTCAACGTGCCGAGGCTTTCAACCTCAAAGCCACTGAATGTACCAATCGGCTCAGGCATGATGCGATAGTGATGCACTCAGTCTAGAAAAAGCCCCGACCGAGGCCGGGGCCATCATTGAACAGCTCAGCCGTACTTCTTCAAGCCGAAGCCGAAGCAGGTAACAGCGCTGGAAGCGGTGCCCGTCTCAGCCGTGCAGCTAAGGCGGATGTAGCGCTTCAGATCGTCACGGCTGAGCGTCTTCACTTCCTTGTAGGCAGCGTTGCCGATCGCAGTGAAGGTGCCGCCGGTCACAGCAGTGAACGTGCTGTTGTCGGAAGATTCCTCAATGCGGAACGTCAGATCAGCGCTGGCGCCAGCAGCAGTGCCGGCCAAGATGATCTGAATGTCGCCGTCGTACTCAAGGAGATCGACGCCGGTCTGGTTGCCGGTGGCGGTGATGGTGGTAGTAGCCAGCAGCGTGAAATGCTGCAGCTTCTCAAGCGTCTGCTGATGGATAGCCATTGGTCCTCTTGCGGGATGGTTTGCGGGAAGGCTGCGGGCAAACTGCCGGGACCGGCTCCACGATCGGAGCCGGCTGCGCTTTGCCCATGTTGATCAGGGCGATGGCGTCCGATTGCTCGGTATCAACCACCTGCCCTGCCTTGACAGCCACGCCCCTAATGGACGTGTCCTTAAGGATTTGAATCAACATCAGAGAGTGTCGTTGCCGCGGCAGAAGCCTTCAGGGTGACGGACCGCAAAGTCCACATCCTGCAGTGCCACCACGCGCACGGTGCCGCTGGTGCTGTGGGTGTACGGATCCACGGTCAGATCCAGGCCACTCCACATCGCCATGATCAGTTGCGACCACACCGCGAAGAAGATGTCGCCGGATTCAACCTGGTTGCTGACAACAGCGCTGTAGCCGTTGACCGTACCGCCAGGCTCGAACACATAGGCTCCGGTGTCGGTGCCTTTGTCCTTGGTCTTCAGGTTGCCGCGCATGGTGGCATTCATCAGATACGCCATGGCGCCGATGTCGGCGTTGTCCGCAGCGATCTTGGATTCCATGCTCACCACCTCGGCATAGGTCGGGGTGGCGGCACCGAAGTTCTCGGTGTTGATGCCGGTGGTCAGCTTGATGCCAAGTGGCTGGCTGGTGTTGCCCAGGCCGTAGAGGCCCACGCGGTCGATCTCAAGCGCCAGCACAGTGGCAAGATCCTGGCGGATCATCTGTTCCACGTCGATGCTGGCCTGCAGCATCAGGCGGCGACTGTAGTCGGTAAAGGCGCCTACGGTTTTTGGCGAAAGGTTCACCTGATCCACCGTCTGCTGGGACTCGGTAGGCGAGCCGGACTCAGACAGCCAATATGCAGTAGCCGCAGCCGTCTGGCGCGGGATTGCCACGTTGCCGGTCAGCCCGGTCAGACTGGTGACGCCAAGGCCGGCCAGTGCCGAGCGGTTGCGCAGCAGCTCGATGAAGCTGCCGGGGCGGAAGTCCGTGCCAACCAGATCGCCAGCGCCGGATGCGGTGCCAACGGTCAGATCACGGCGCAGCACCTCGCTCGGCACCATGATGCCCTGAGCAACCTTGCCGGCGCGTGCAGCGGCAGCCTCGGAGCACTCGCGCTCAAAGGCCGCGGCTTCCTGCAGCTTGCGGTCGCCAGGGTTGGCCAGTGCGTTGATCGCGCGCTGGAAGCTGAACTCACGGGTTTCCTTGGCGCTGAGGCCAATGTCGCCAGCGGACTCGCTAACAGGCTGCGCCTTGCTGCCAAGTTGATCAAGCACGGCAGCGCGGGCCTCATCAAGGCTGCGGCCGGATTCGATCAGCTGGCGGCCAAGGTCGGACATGCCGTGCTTCTCGGTGATAGCAGTGATGCCAGAGATGCGGGTGCGCTCAGCCTTGGCAGCCTCTGAAGCCGCTTCAGCCCGCACCGCCATCAGATCGGTGGTGGTGTCTTCCATGTCGGTAGAAGTTGGGACAAGTGATGCGGCTGTGGCCGCGACCGGAGCATCCAGTGAACGCCCTACTCCGATTGTAGGGTCGGCAGGAATTGACACTAGCGATAGCTCGTGCGCGCTCCATCGCGTCACGATAAAGTCTTCACCGCGCTGCTCCATATCGTTGATCGCATAGCCGAAGCTCACATTGCGCAGTACGCCATCACGAACATCGTTCATCACCTCCTGCGCAAATGGGTTGCGGCTCATGCGCACGCGCGCGTAGCCGCGCTTCTGGCCTTCATCCACCCATGCGCGTTCAACCACGCCGATCAGCTTGTCCGGGTCATGGTTGAACAGCAGCGGCGCACCATCATTCAGCCGCGCCAAATCAACAGCCTCGCGGGTATGGGCCAGGATCTCATTGCCGAAGTAGCGCGCGACCGGGTACTCGCTGGAGAACGGGAACTCAAGAGTGCGATCATCTTCTGCGATCTGCGCTGATCGAGTGAATGACACCGGTTCAGATCGCTGCATACGCTCGCCGGTTGCTACCTCGAACAGGATCTCCTGCATGTCATTGTCGCTCAACCATTGCCGGGCCTCGTCGGCGCTGAACCGCGCTGCATCAAAGCGAATGGCTTGCAGCTCAGTATTGCCATCCTTGATCCCATAGATGAAATCAACGCCGGGGCCACCTTCATCATTCACGCGCCGGATTTCATCGTACTGATCAGGATCGGTCAATCGCGCCGCGTGCTCATTGGGATACGGTCGTTCCATCGTGCGATCTTGCAATGCCTTAATCCTATCGGCCTTGGATGTAGACCAACTCTGGCCAGCATCGCCGCCCCATGCCGCCCATGCCACGCGGCCAGGTGATGGGTAGCCATCTTCGCCTTGGCTGAAGCCCTGTCCTTGCTTGTCCACTTCATGCCGCGCAAACCATGCCGCCATCGTGATCACGGTGTCAGGTGACAACTCATCGCCACTCAGGATCTGCGATGCTCTGGTGGCTGCCACATCAGTGCCGCCCTGCTCGCCTTCAGCCTTCCATGCGCGGTAGCGCTCAGCCTCTTCGCGCATTCCAGCGGTTGGCATCAGGTTGATCTCGGTGCCGTTGATGTTGGCCATTAGGCAGGCTCCTCAGTAGGCAGTTGCGTCTCTGGGTATGGCTGCATCTGTTGCTGGCCGGCGCCGGTCACCTGCGTCGGATCACTATCAACCACGATGCCCATTTGATCAAGCATCGCCAGTTCGCTCTGCCGCGCCAGCAGCAGTTCATCAAGATCCCCGCCCTGCTCGGCAACCACCTCGCCCAGCGTCTTGAAGCCGCATCGCACAGCCTCCTTATATGCGGCCACCTCCTTGGCAGGATCAACCCATGCCCAGCCGCGCGGCATCCAACGCGCAGCCTTGAAGCGCTCGGGCGCCAGCTCGTAGCCGGGCAGCGATAGCGCATTGCTCAGCACCGCCAGCTCAATCCACTCGTGGAACACGCGGCGGTGGAAGTTTTCAATCATCCACGATTGCAGAATCCGCCAGTGGTCGCGGTCTTCAATCAGGCTCAACCGGCTGCTGCTGTAGTTGGTCTGACTGAAGTCACGCGAGATCGTCTCGTAGCTGCATCCGATGCCTGCAGCCATGGCGCGCAGCATTGCCCGCAGGAACGGCTCAAACTGACCATCGGGACTGTCCAAGCTCGGCACCGTAACCGATTCGCCTGGATTCAGGTATTTGAAGACCCCGGGCTCGAAGTTTGAAACGCGCTCGCCGTCCATGACGTCATCGCCGATCAGCTCGCCCTCGGGGCTGGTGATGAAGCCCATCAGTGCGCTGCTGGCCCGTGCTCGCACCACCTCGGCCTGCTCGTAGCCCGCCAGGTGGTGCAGTCGCTGGATTGCGCTGGCGAACCATGTGACGCCTCTCGTCTGGCCGGGGCGCTCGGCGCGGTAAAGGTGAATGATCTCCTCAGCCGGGATGCGCTTGTGGCGCTGCGTGCTGATCTGTTGATTGCTGAACTGATAATCGCCGGGGTGATACGCCAGGAAGTGATACGCGATCGGCCTGCCCCAGCCGTCAACCTCCACGCCCATGCGGATCTCGTTGCCCTGCTGGCTGCGGCCGTTCAGGCCATCATCCAGCTGATCCGCCTCGATCACCTCCATCGCCAGCGGCACAGTGCTGCCACCAAAGCTCTGCCGCACAAGTCGGACAAACACCTCGCCGCTCTCGGCGCAGGCGCGGATCACTAGCCTTTCAATGTCGGCAAAGCTCAGCTTGCCGCCGGTGTGGCAATGCCGTGCAGTTGTCCACTGGCGCCATGCCGCCTCAATCGCGTCGTTGACCTGCGTATCAAGCCTGCCGCCGCGCTGCATCCGCACCTGCGACTGGAACGGGATGCCTTGCCCGATCACGTTGCCTTCAATCGCGCGCAATGCCTGCCGCGCATAGTCATTATCCCTGCACAGCTGCCGCGCGCGATCGCGCAGCTTCTGCGCACTGCCGTAGATCTCACTGTCGGCGCTGGTGTTGCCTGTCACCCAATCGGCGGTCAGCCTGCTGAACTGCGCGCCTTGGTACATCCGCCGCCGCGGTGCTGATGGCGATGTCTGTTGCCTGCGCTTCTTGGCCATCAGCTGAACCTCACGAATAGGTTGTGGGGATTGCCCAGGCCATTGGCCGCCAGATCGGCAGCCTGCTCACGCTTCACATCAGATTTCAGCTTGGCCTCCAGCTGCAGCAGTTCCGTCAGCGGCAGCTTTTTAAGCCGCCTGGTCCCAATGGCATATTCAGCAACAGCGCCGCCGGCTACCATCGCGCGGATTGCAGCCTGAACCGCATCCAGATCCTTCTGTGCTTGGCTGCGGCCATCAAACGCGCCTGGCGCGCCGGCATACTGCAGCGCCGCCAGCACATCAAGCTGGCCAGCGCCGAGTGTCAGCTTCTCGCTGCCGGCAGTTGCAATCGCCTGCCAGTACCACTGTCCTGCGTCGAAGCCAGCGCTCGTGGCCGCGGCAATGGTCAGCTCCCACCCTTGGCCATAAGCGGTGCCGGTGATCGTTGCGCCTTCGCTTGCAGTATTGGTGCGCAGGTAATAGGTCAGCGTCCAGGTGCCGCTAGTGACGGCATTGCCGAACGCATCCACGCTGGCATCATCCCGCCATTTCACCGTGTCGCCGGCTCGGATTGTCGCAGGGATGTTCACTGCTACCAGTTGCTAAGGAAGGCTGACCCAGCCTTGGCTGATCTTAGCGATGACTTAGCGCGTGCTTCCGCTGGCTTGTCAAGTTGGTCCCATATAGTTTTGCGGTCGTACTTCGTATACAGGTGGCACAGCGCCGCATAGGCATAGACCAAGCAATCCAGCGCCTCATTCCGCGCTGATGGCTTCTTGACCCATTCGCGCACCGGGAACCCTGAGCGGTTGTATCGCATCACTTGCTTCTCGGCGGTCAACTGCTCGAAGTAGTCAACTGTTGCATCCATGTGGAAGTGCAGGTAGCCGGGCCCAGGCTCGCTATGCCTGATCCGACCAAACAGTGTGGTCTTGATCGTGTCGCTGCCGACCGGATGCACCACCGCGCCGCGCTTCATGGTTTGGCCTTTGGCGTTGAGATCCACCCGGCTGCCCTTGCCGATTGGCGGCTTACCACGCTGGCTGGCGCCTTTGATCGCAATCACGCCCTGCCTGCCGCGCTCGCGTGCGTACTGGTACACCTCAGCCGTGAAATGGCCGCCGCTGTCGATCGCCACCACATGCGGCCGGATGCCATGGCCCTGCGCGTGCGGCCATTCGCGTAGTACCAGCTGATCCAACTGCTTCCATAGGTCTGCGCGGCTCGGGTCGCCGTGGATCTCCTGGTGGTCCAGCAGCCAGCCTTCCTCATCGCGCCCCCATGCCCAGACGCTGATCGCCAGGCGGTTGTCCTGCACATCAACGCCAACCGTGATGGCCGACGCACCATCTGGCACAGTGCCGGGTTTGTAATGCTCGCAGCGCTCCATCAATCCAGTGGCGCTCACCTTGCTGGCGTAGTCCTCTGCGAACGTCTCAGCCAGCCGCGTATTGACGAAGCTCTTAAGCATCGGCGCATCCGCCTTGCTGCGCATGAACTCGTCAACCATGTCGCCCCAGCTAAGCCAGCCGAGCGGTGAATAGAGTCCACTCAGCTGAAACCCAGCAGTCTTGCCGCCATCGCCAGGTGCAGTGGCGCGCCATTCACCTCCACGTAGCAGGGCAGGCTTGTGCAGTTCCCCGAATCGATCTTTGCACGCCTCGCATTCGTACGCCGCGCTGCTCGGATCATCCTTCTCCCACTTGAGCTGCGACCACTTCAGCCATTGCATCGCGCCGCAGCTTGGGCATGGCACAAAGTAACGGCGCTGATCACTGCGTTCATACTCCGCCTCGATACGGCTGAAGTCCTTGATGGTCGGCGTACTGGTCAGCAGGATCTTCCGCCGCGCGAACGTCGTCGCCCGTT